TTGTAATCAAGCAGAGAACCGGGTGGTCTTTAAACCGCTGGGAATCTCCATGCCTTGAATCGATACCTTTAAATACTTAAGACTAATAGTCGTAGAGTAAAGACGTATCACAAGATATGTAATCTTGCTCAACCACTACGAATTTCATCTTAGTCCTCTTTCACTTAAAGGGACTATGAAGTAATATCGGTAAGATCTTAGTATTTTCCAATCCTTAATCTTATTTATCATTAATCTCTATATCCAATTAGGATGGAGAGAGGGATTCCAAACCCTCTAAGAGTGATAAATAAGGGACCAAATTATTCTAATAAGGTCTTGACAATTGTCGTCTTTGATGTTGGATCACATTGTGATCTACTTCTTGGACATACGATAATCGTTTAGCACTTTATGCGTTAATCGTGATCACGTTCTGAAGATTCTTACCTGATAAGGTAATTTCCCTTCCAGACGTTTCTTAGATACCGACTCATCAACTAAGTACGGATCCGTAGAAACACGTGATAACAGCCTCTGAGCCTTTAGGTAGATGTCTAAAGCCTCATCAAAAGAAGGTTGACGCTTCTCAATCTTTTCCTGTCATAATGACAGAGATTGGAAGCCCTTCCCTCGATGTCGGACTTCTGACGTGAAGGATCTTAGTGTTTTCACTATCCCCTTCAGTTCACCGTACGTTTTCTCAATACCACCTTTTCACACTTCATTATACAACGAAGTGAGAGTTCAATACTCTCCTTTCCATTGGGGATTCAAACGATTCTTAATAAAAGAAAGTTGATCCTTCTGGAACTGTTTAAAAGTGGAATCTCGATTTTCAAGCAGCTTTAATAGAGGACTTAAAACATTTTTCTGGAATAATTGAAGATATATTCCATCAAATGATTTAGGCGCCCCCCTACGTAAAGATAAAGTATCGGATTTAAAATCCGACTTTACAATCTGACTTAGGGATACAGCTTGCAAAGCATGATTTAAATGGTTAAAATCTTTTCTTCTAGATTTATAACCATGACCCAATACTCTGGCTTGTCGATCTCAATTTAGATCAAACTTCTTAGTGAACGCAGACCATGCTGATAAATCAGAAAGGGCTACTTGTAACTCCTTAAAAGATATAGGAGATACGTTCACCTTGTCTATAAAAGTAGACTTCGCAAACTCAATACCCGATCCATTATGACTAAGGATAGATTTGTGTAAACCACATTCTACTCCTATTTTGTCTAGGATCTTAAGGTATGATTTTGCTACCTTTCAATCAGCAATGACTAAGTCATCTCCTAACACCGCATACTTTCTAAATAAAGTATACGTTGGGTGACCGGCCTGTCAGGCTGCAACTTGCACAATAAAATGATGCGAGTAAGCTAACATAGCTCAAGAAGATAGAGCCCCCATAGGTTGTCCTACAGAGTACCTATAACCGTCATTAAGATCAAACTTTTCAGATTTTAATCAATAAGTCCGGTTAACCAGTATATCAGCTCACACTTTACCGAAATCAAATTCCTTTACAGGGATAAGATGGGTTAAGAGGAGAGATTGAATGCTGATAGGTAGTCTATCCGTAGCAGAGCTAAGGTCTAAACTAAAGAAAGATCGGATACCAGATGTTCTAAAAAGACGGAACACTGGTTTCAATTGATTAAAGGTCCCGTCCATAGGCACTGTTTTCAAAATTGAGAACAAGTACTTATGTAAAGGAGCCAATAGTCATTGAGTAATCGGATCGACCATAGCAAAGACTCTTACTTTACCAGCCGCTTCCTCCTTCAAACTCAACTTCCCAAGTGATTTCTCTAAAAAGAGATTACGACCTGGTTGATCTTCTCCCCATAACAATTTTGGGAGTTTTTCAAAGAACAGGTTCTTTAAAGGTACAAGATGCAGAGAACTGAGATTATTTTTATCATAATAAAAATGATTATAAAATAACCTCATCGATGTAGATACCTCAAAGTGTGGAATCGCTTTTCAAGCAAACCACAGCGGGAAAACATGAGTGGATCACTTTGACTTTCTAATTTGCTGTATTCTAGCTTTATAATCTTTGGCCTTCTTGTCCAAATGATCATAATTAAAGAAATTATAAGTAAAATTAGTCAAAGGTGATGATTTGAAGATTGGGAAAACCGAAAACTTCCTGCGGAGATAACTCGAGGGATCTATCAACGATAGACGTCCCCGGGTCATCAGTTCAGTATATTTCGGCATGTATTTCACAAATTCAGACAAGTCAAATTGCTTTCCAGGGTCAGTTATCGAGTTAATCTTTAACTTACCCTTGAATTCAATAACCCTATAAAGGTAAAAGATTGAGAGGTAAAACCTCATCAAAATCAAATACCCGGGTCTCTTATTAATTAAAATAAGGCGATGACTTGCCGGAATAATACGCGGAAGGCCTGACCCTTTCGTTCTAGATATTCTAGGACCGACTTGGGTCAGATCTTTTATGTGGTATCCTGACATACCTTGCTGTAATGATACAGCGGACGATTTCAAATACATCGCTAAACCCTTATCTCCTTGGGTTTTGCGGACTTTTGAAAGAGTCAAGGATACTATACGCAATTTAGCTAATAATGTCCGTGAAGTAGATCCTCCTGCAATAAGTTTAATCTTAATTAAAAGATCAACAAATGCAGTCTTCGCTTTTACACGAAGCATGTCAACCAAGTTTGAACACTCATAATGTCATGTCGCAAATTTAAAAGTTTTAAAAAATATTTTATTTTGTGCTTGTGATAATGAATGCTTACTTGGTCTTCGGTTTCTCTTTGGTAAGAGGCCGCAGACACCATGTGAATGGAAGAGGAAGCTACTCTTGTGGTTTTTATAGTGTGGGGTGACTTTATCCCGTCACCTGACTATAATCCACGGACGCTCTTTTCCCTATTACTGTTTTATTATCAGTACATAGGAGGGGTGCAAACCCTCATACATACCTGCCTTTGCGAAAGGCAGACCTTTATTCAGTAAAGGAATTGGAACATCTCACGTGTGGTTGGAATTCGATCTTTAAGATCTCAGGTTCACCATATTTGAACCGTCTACTCAATTAAGAG